AATCTTTGATGAATTTGACTGTGTTAAAAAATTTCTTTTAGAAGAAGCAACAAAAAAAGAATTTGTTTATGTTAAGGATGAGACAAATGAATCAGAATAATATTGTAACATTTTTTCCAAAAGCAGTTTATTGTGAAGATAATGTATACAGAAATGGTCTAAGTGAATTAGAAAGTAGCATTAGAGCATTATCAGAAAATACAAAAAGAAATTCTGTTTTAAATGTAGACTCTTCCCACAGAGCAATTAAAACTATTCACACAAAACCAGAATTTTTTTCGTTTGCAAAAGAAATTAAAAAAAGAATCACAAAATTTTTAGTTGTTTATGGGTATGATCCATTGATGACTAGAGATGTAGAAATTTCTAATATGTGGTTTAATATTAGTAATCAAGGTGATTTTTTATTTCCACATACTCATCCAGGTTCTTTATTATCAGGTGCTTTTTATGTAAAATCTACTACTGAAAATAAAATTTTATTTTATGAACATTATAAAAATACTTATATGGAACCATCTAAAATTACAGATCTTTCCATGACAACTAAAGATTTTGATTGTATTCCTGGGAGATTACTTTTATTCCACAGTGAACTTGAGCATGGAACTCCAATTCAAAGAGATCCAGGAGAAAAAATTGTTATTTCTTTTAATACCCGCGTGAAACAATGATGATTAATGATTTATTTTATTTTAGCGAAAAAATTTTATCAGATTCTGAGATTGATACGATTAAAAATTATATTTTAGAAAATGAACATTACATAAAACAATTAGGTCCAGATGAATATGGAGGAACTTCTGAAGATTCCCTCACTGGCAGACATATGTTCTTTAATTATTTACATACACAAACTATTGGTGATGATATTTTATTACCAAAATTAAAAAAAATTATTAAAGAATTGAATGCTGAACCACCCATACTCATACAATGTTGGGCAAATATATTTCGCAATGGGGAAGGAATATCAGTTCATCGTCATGGAAATATGAGACAAAAATTCTTCTCTGGTAATTTATTCATATGCGGAAATACTGAACCAGGAACAACATATTATAAAGGAGATTATTATAATGGTGTGCCCATAGATATAGAAAATGAACCAGGAGTTCTAAACATATTTGCGTCAGAGAATTTGCATGGTGTCAAAGAAAATCCAACAAATGAAACAAGAATTTCTATGGCACTGGACATCATTCCATTTACCGACACCAATCATTACAAAAAACTTGACATGATATATCAAAAACAACCAAGAAGATATATCAAACTTTATAGTTTAGATTGATTTATAAATACCTCTAGGAAACTAGGGGTATTTTTTTATTCATGGCACGACCCTCATCACGCCAGGAGTTAATTGACTATTGCTTAAGGAAATTAGGTTTTCCCGTTTTAGAGATCAATGTAGATGATGACCAGATTGAAGATCTTGTAGATGATGCGATTCAATTCTTCCAAGAGCGTCACTTCGATGGAAGCATCAAAACATTTTTAAAACTAGAAGTAACCGAGCAAATGATTACTGACGCAAAAGCGAACAGTACAGTTGCGGGCACAAACTTTAAGGAGCAGAATAACTATATTACTGTACCAGATCATGTTCTTGGTATTACCAATGTATATGCTTATGACAATAGTTCATCGGCAGTGTCTGGAAATATCTTCAGTATGAAGTATCAGTTATTCTTGAATGATTTCTACAACTTCGGTTCAATGGAAATCATGAATTACTTCATGGTCAAACAGTATCTCGAAACTCTTGACTGGGTAATCGGAAACTTCAAACCAATCAGATTCAATAAGAGAGAAAATAAATTATTCATTGATACTGACTGGGATAGTATCACACCTGGACAGCATATTCTCATTGAGTGCTACAGGATGATTGATCCTAATACTGCGACGGAAGTATACAATGATGTCTGGTTAAAGAGATATCTCACCGCGCTGATCAAGCGTCAGTGGGGACAGAACCTTATCAAGTTTAGAAATGTTCAACTGCCTGGTGGAACAACTCTGAATGGTAGAGAGTTCTATGAGGATGGTCAGAAAGAAATTGACATCATCATGGAGGAGTTCAAGTTAGCAGCAGAGTTACCCCCACTAGACATGATCGGATAAGATGACTAAGAATCTATACTTTACGCAAGGTACAAAGGGTGAGCAGAGTCTAGTACAGGATCTGATTGATGAGCAGATCAAGATGTATGGCATCGAGTGCTATTACATCCCTCGTCAGATCTATGAAGATAAACTGTGGGGAGACATTTATTATTCACAGTTCAAGGATAGTTATCTCATCGAGATGTATCTGGAGAACTATGAAAAGTTCGGTGGCAATGGTGACATGCTATCAAAGTTTGGTCTGCGTGTAACTGATGAGGTAACTCTCACGGTTTCACGAAGAAGATGGAAAGACTTTGTAGATGTATCAACCAACAAAATTGTAACAGGAAGACCCAATGATGGTGATCTTATTTGGTTTCCATTGAATGAAACTGTATTTGAAATCAAGTATGTAGAGAATCAGAAACCATTCTACCAACTAAATAATTTATATGTCTATACAATGACATGTGAAATCTTTGAATATGGCGACAGTATCTTTGATACTGGCATTGAAGAAATCGATAACACTGAAGCAGAATCTGGAGTATACCCAATCGTCCTCAATGTAGGGGGAGCAGGATACTTTGTTCAGGATGAAAAAATCACTGGAACTAGATTCGATGCGGCAGCAACAACTATTGTTGCCACTAGTGGTGTTCTCGGATCAATTACTATCACCAATGCTGGCGGTAAATATGAAACAGCACCAGATGCTTTCTGGTATACACCTTCTGGTACATATATCGGAACCTCTACTACTCAGATTACAAATGGTGTAGTATCTAAGGTTAACGCACCTACAACTCCATATGTTTATGGTGATATTACATATGATCAGCAAGGTAATGTTGTAAGTATCAGTGGTTATCAACCTACTATTACTATCTCCAAATCTCCTGGAAATGTTGTAGGTAAGGTTGCTGAGTATGATCCAACAACAAGAGTCTTGAATGTTGCTTATATTAACGGCAACTTTGATATTAATGAAAAGATTGTTGGCGAAGATTCAGGAGCAGCATGGACTGTCGGTTCTTTTGACACTCTTGATATGAGCGATAATTTCTCCGAAAATAGAGAGATTGAAACGGAGGCAGATGAGATTATTGATTTCACAGAATCAAATCCTTTCGGGGAGTTTGGCAATTTTACAGGTAGCTTCTAATGTTAGGTTCTTATTTTTATCACAAAATTATTAGAAAAACAGTTACCACATTTGGTACACTGTTTAATAATATCCAATTGAAAACTTATGACGCTGCTGGCGAGTTAGTCGTTCAGCAGAAAGTTCCGTTGGCATATGGTCCGCTCCAGAAGTTCTTAGCGAGACTTCAGCAGGCACCAGATATCGACAAAAAATTTACTATTACTATCCCCAGATTGTCATTTGAAATGACATCTATTTCTTATGATGGTGGTAGAAAAGTTCCGCCTATTCAAAGAAATAGAGCAGTAGGTGATGGGCAAACTGAAACTACCAAAGTACAATATCTTCCAGTTCCATACAACATTGGTTTTGAACTGAATGTAATTGCTAAATCTCAAGATGATGCTCTTCAGATTCTTGAGCAGATTCTTCCATTCTTTCAACCACAGTTTACAGTTACCGTTGATCTCATTCCAGAAATGAATGAGAAAAGAGATATTCCTATTATCTTAGAAAGTATTGATTTCACAGATGATTATGAAGGTGATTACTCTACCAGAAGGTATATTTACTATACATTAAGATTCTCAGTCAAGACCTACCTGTATGGTCCTGTTTCTGCGAACGACATCATCAGGAAGTCTATTGCCGATATTCAAATCGGTGATAGAGACACCAATGCTAGGGTTCTTCAATATCAAGTATCACCCAAAGCACTTGAGGATAAAAATAATGATGGTGTTATTAATGTTGCCGACGATGCTCTGCTACAACCAGATGATGATTTCGGATTCAATGAAGGGATAGAATACTATGGACCATAAGTTTCAAAAGAACATGGAGGATGTATTTGACATCACTCCCATGGATGAGGTTGATGAACCTAAACCAGAAAAGGTTGAGATTGATACTGCTGATGTAGAAGCAGACTATAAGTATGCTAGGGGTGAGTTATATGAACTCATTCAGAAGGGTCAGGTTGCCATTGAGGAGTTACTTGATGTTGCTAGGAGCAGCAACCACCCAAGAGCATATGAAGTCGCCTTCCAGGGCATTAAGAATGTCGCTGACATCACTGATAAACTAGCAGACCTTCAGAAGAAAATGAAAGATCTTGGTAAGGAGGATAAGAAGAATCCTACTACTGTGAATAATACCATGTTTGTTGGATCCACTGCCGATCTTGCGAAGATGTTGAAAAATGCTTCAAAGAACATTCAAGATAAATAGAAATAAAAAACCATGGCAGGTACAAGAAAATACGGTGAAGAAAATTATATTGCTAATGGTCTGGGTATTCCCGCTCATGACTACATTAGTAATACATATGATGGCAGTAATAATTTAACTCAAACAGAATATTACTTAGGTGGTTCTGGTGGAACTAATGTGGCAACAATTGTCATGACATATGATGGTAATGGAAATCTTCTTACAGTAGAGAGGACAGTCTGATGCCTTTTAGATTTAATATTTTCTCTGGCAAATTAGACCAGACAGCAGATAGTTCGGTAATTGAGCAATCGATTACAAACTCCACAACTATCAATAACATTATTGATGGATCTGGATGGCAACTTCCTGGTCCTTATGTAAATGAAGCAGGAGCCGCTTCTGATGGAGTTGCCATCGGTCAAGCATATTATGACAACGGTGGAACAGTTAGAGTTAGGTTAACATAAAATGGCAGCAACATTTCACTGGGACGACAACTTTAGATTGAATGTCGCCATGGGTAAAGTCCGTGGTGCTTCAACAGTTCATAAGTTTGGTGCTGTGCCAGCAATGTCACAAAGTCAAACTGGAACTGTCTGGGATAAGAACGA